GCTTCTTTTGTAATAAAGGATTCATATTCATCTCATTTGCAAACATAATTGCATCAAGATGACCAGAAAAACAACGATTAATAATATAGGCAGGATAGTCTTTTTCTAGGGATGGATCTTCATCTATTAGGTTCTTCTTTGATAGATTTATTGAATTTAACCAGTCTTTTAATTCAGTGCTCATATTTTTTTAATTCATTTGATACTTTATCAAGTAGGTCTTGATGATAAGGATACCATACTGTTGCGTTAAATGGCATATCTCCTCTTTCTTGATATGGGATATAAGATCTTACAAATCTCAAATGGTTGCGAAGCATTTTCAATTGGTCATAATCTAATTCTATCACGCAGTAACCTCCACTGTGCATGAACAAACAAGGTTTCGATCTCCATATACATTATCGATCCTTGATACTGCTGGCCAGAATTTATTTTTCTGGTTAACAGGAAAAGATGCCTGTTGTCTACTATAATTATAGTCCCAAGCACCTGCTATCATTCTAGCAGTATGAGGTGCATTTTTCAAGATATCTTTATCTGTGTATATTTCTCTTCTTATCATTGCCATCGCATCTACAAATCTCTGCAACTCATCTAATGATTCAGATTCAGTTGGTTCTACCATCATAGTATTTGAAACTGGCCAAGATAATGTGGGTGCATGGAAACCATAATCCATTAACCTTTTAGCAACATCTTCTGCTGTAACTGGTAATGAACGACAATCAAAAATACATTCGTGTGCGACTCTACCATTTTTTGCTTTATACAATACTTTAAAATCAGGATCTATTTTATGTGCTAACCAGTTAGCAGATAATAATGAAATTTCACTTGCCTTTCTTAATCCATCTTCTCCCATCATACGAATGTACATCCAACTGATTGGAAGAATACTAGCACTACCTGTTAGAGAAGAAGATACCCTATGTGTTACAAAAGGTGTCAAATGTGTTGCAACCCCAATAGGACCAACACCTGGTCCTCCACCTCCATGTGGAATACAGAATGTTTTATGTAAGTTAAGATGACATACATCGGCACCATAATTACAAGGTTTTGCTAATCCAACTTGAGCGTTTAAGTTTGCACCATCGAGATATACCTGACCACCGTTATCATGAACAATTTTACATATATCTTTGATAGTTGGTTCAAATACACCGTGAGTTGATGGATATGTAATCATAATACAAGACAACTCAAAGGTATTCATTATCGCTTTCTTCTCCAAGTCTTCCATGTCTATATTACCTTCATCATCACACTTAACACCTACAATCTTCATACCTGCCATAATAGCACTAGCAGGATTAGTTCCGTGTGCACTTGTGGGTATTAAACAAACATTTCTGTTTACATCTCCACGACTTCTATGATATTCCTGTATTGCTAGAAGACCTGCATACTCCCCCTGAGATCCTGCATTTGGTTGAAGAGATATAGAATCAAATCCAGTGATTTCACATAACCAACCTTTTAACTCATCAATAATAATCTGATAACCCTCTGTTTGTTTCTTAGGAGCAAATGGATGTATGTTTGCAAACTCTGGCCAAGAAACTGGCATTAACTCTGATGCTGCATTGAGTTTCATTGTGCAACTACCAAGTGGCATCATACCATTTACCAATGAGAAATCTTTAGATACTAATTCATTAATATATCTCATCATATTTGTTTCACTATGATACTTGTTAAAAATATCTTGCTCTAACCACTTTCCTTTTCTTTGAGGTATATCTTTCCATACATAATCTTTACACGCATCATATACATGATTTATTGTATTGGAACTAGCGTTGAATACAATTTGTGTTTGAACTATTTCATCCAACTCCTGTATTGTGGTAAGTTCATCTAAAGTTATCATCATCCAACCATCTTCATACCTGACGTTGAACTTATCACTCAAGAAATTATAATAATCAATATCAGTTTTTATACGAATAGTATCAAAACCCTCTGTGTCTTCTACTTCTTTACCACACCATCTTAATGCTGTTTTTAACGTCTCTCTATATCTTAGTATTCTATTTGCTATTTTTTTCAGACCTTCCGAACCGTGGTAAGCAGCGTAAAAACCTGCCATATTTGCGAGGAGTGCTTGAGCAGTGCATATATTGGACGTTGCTTTGTCTCGTCTTATGTGTTGTTCCCTTGTTTGCAATGCTAACCGTAATGCTTTATTACCTTGGGAGTCTAGAGACTGTCCTACAATACGTCCAGGAATCTTACGTTTATATTTGTCAGTGGTTGCAAAGAATGCTGCATGAGGTCCTCCAAAACCCATAGGAACACCAAATCTTTGCATACTACCAACTGCAACATCAAATCCCATTTCACCTACAGGTTGCATAAGAACCTGTGCCATTGGATCAACAATCGCAATCTTCATACATTTACAAACTTCTGCTAATCTTAATAATCCACTACGATGTCTTAAATTGCCATGATTGTTTGGTAATTGTATGATGACTCCAAAAGCATCACTAAAGAAAGCTATTGGTATTGATGCATCAAAATCAATTTCAACAATATTAATCCCTAATGGTTTTGCTCTTGTTTGTAATACTTCTAGTGTTTGTGGGAATAATTTACTATCAACTATAAAATCTTTTTTCTTGCCCTGATTATATGCAAGTATCATTGCTTCTGCAGCTGCAGTTCCTTCATCTAATAATGATGCATTGGCAACAGGTAATCCAGTAAGTTCTGTAATCAGTGTTTGATAATTAAATAATGCTTCTAATCTACCCTGAGATATCTCTGCTTGATATGGTGTATAAGATGTATACCAAGATGGATTTTCAAAAACATTTCGTTGTATCACTGGAGGTGTAATTGTTCCATAATATCCTTGACCAATCAATGATCTTTTAACTTTATTTCTTCCTGCTAATTCTTTTAATTCTGTTAATGCTTCTTGTTCACTGCAACCATCGGGTAATTTGTTATCTCCTCTTAAAAGAATAGAATCTGGAACTACTTGTCTTACAAGTTCATCAATGGAACTAAGTTCCAAATCTGATAACATTTTAGCTTGCTCCTCCTCTGAGGGTCCTATATGACGTTGAATAAATTCTGACATAAAAAATTTTTACTGGTTGATGTAACCTTCTTTCTTTAATTTATCATAATTATAACATCCATCAAAACTAAATTCTAGTTTTGGTTGATTTCTTTTATAGTTTACTAACAATAACTCTTTTCTTTGTTGTTGATCTCTCATATATTCCCCAACAGATCTCATAGTGTAGGTTAAATCAAACTCTGCAGCATCCCAATTACTAAAACGATCTTTCACTAATTGACTTGAATTATAACTAACCATCATGTCAATTTTAGAATTTTCACAATCTACAGAAAATTGATCATGATTAAATCTTTTGTGTATTGATCCTTTCTTTCCATAAAGATTATCTTTAATATCATATGGAGGATCTAAGTACATAAAGATACCATCATGAATATCTTCTCTCATCAAATACTCATAAGAATATTGATTGATATTCCAACCAGTTATTATTTCTTGATAACCAGGTAACTTTTCAATACCTCTCAATGAGAAATTAGAAATAGATGCCTGTTGAGAAAATGAAGAACTTTCTGTTAGTCCACTAAAAGAACATTTATTAACAATATAAAATCTAGCAGCACGATCTAAACTATCAATAGTTTCATCATTGACTAATTCTTTTGATTCAACAAATAATTCTCTTGCTGTATCTGGATTAGGATAAAGAGATTTATATTCAACTAGTTTATCTTTTAATTCAGTTCCAAATTGTTGAAGTTGAATCCAGAAGTTATATAAAGGTTCATATAAATCATTTACTGTAATTTTGAGATGAGGATATTTCTTTGCAATATGAATTGCTACACTACCACCACCTAAAAAAGGTTCTCTATACTCAGTATAGTTTCTAAGATCAGGAAAATACTGATCCATCTTAGTGCAAGCACGAGACTTACCACCAGGATAACGAAGTGGAGTTTTATATGATTTAGTTGACATCAACATTACTTTCAGTTGTCTCCCAAATAATATAATCATCAGGATCTGCCATTGGTATAACTCCTCCATATCCTCCACTATTTCTTCTTGGCATGGTAATAATATCGATAGTTTCTTCAAACCATCTATTCATTGATTTTGCCATCTGACGATATCCAGTACCGACATAAACTTGACCTGCAACAACTGCGACTGTTGCGATACCCCAGAATAGATAATAACTTGATGATTTCATTTGTGCTTTTCTTTTTGTAAATGTTGATTTAGTCATAATTAAATAATCAATTTTTTAGTAGGTTTTTGTATTTTACCATACATTAAGTTATATTGTTCGACAATCTCTTCTTGAGGATTTGCAATGTATACAATATACCTTCTAACAACTTCAAGTTCGTCCTTTTCAAGTAAAGGAGACCAAGGAGCAAATCCTATTTGCCCTTCTTGTTGTGAAGGAACTGCAACAATTGGATCTGTAATAATTATTGATTCAGAATCCTCTTTAACAAGGTTGGCGATTACATCTTCGCCAGACCACATACGAATTAGTTTTACATTCATTTGAATTGACACTCCACCATAATTTCAGTTAACGCTGCCAAAAGATTAATTTCTTGATCTGCGACGAACGCAATCTGGAATTGATATTTTGCAATAATAAGGACAGCAGCAGGTATACTGCTACTGACCAAGGCACCATATAAGCTATCGTAAATACGACGCAATAGCATAGAAGTTTCATTGTCCAAGTTGGAAACAACCCACTTACGAACTTCAGAAAAGTTTTTCTCTTTGAGATTTTTAAGGAGATCATTTACAGCAACATCTGAGAAAGCAGCTAATATACCAGTATCTATCTTACCACCAACTGAATATCTCTGACATTCATTAAGAACTCTTCTCCAATCAGGAAAATGTTTGTTTATCAATTCTACTAAAACTTTTTTATCTGCTTCTACTTTTTCTTTATTTAAAATATATAATAATCTCTGAAAAAACTTTGCTGCTATCTCTTGCTTTTCTTTACCCTTAATGTTGAATTCAACCACAGCACACCTTGAGTGTAAGGGGTCGAGTATTTTATTCTTGTAGTTGCACGTAAAGATGAATCGGCAATTCCCTGCGAACTCTTCAATAAACGCTCTAAGTAAGAGCTGTACATCGTTCCCTGTGTTATCTGCTTCATCAATGATGATGACCTTGTGCTTCGCCTCCGAAGACAACGATACAGTAGATGCAAAGTTTTTTGCGTTATTTCGTACCGTGTCGAGGAATCTTCCTTCATCGGATCCATTGATGACATAGAAATCTGCTCCCAGTTCGTTGCATAGTGCTTTTGCTACAGTAGTCTTACCTACACCTGGAGGTCCAGCTAGTAACATATTAGGTATTTCTCCTGTATTTAGGAAATCCTTAAATGTCTTTTTTATGCTTTCTGGAAGAATGCAATCTTCAATTGTTTGAGGTCGATATTTTTCGACCCATATAAAATCACTCATTTACACATAATATAATAAAAAGATCAATAAGTCAAACTCTTTTTCTCTTTCCTTTTAATGCTAATATTGATATTACTGTTGCTGTAATTGTGATTATACCAAATGATGCCATACCAATTGTTGTGCTGTAAATAACATCTGTTGAAACCATTGGTTGTGCTTCCCAAGTACCTGGTAACGTATAAACAGATGGGTGCGATGCAAATAACATCATTCTTAAAATCTCCATAATTTTCTATATTTACTATGTATGATTATATTGTAACCAAAATAGGTTATTTGTGCAATCAATCTTTACATTTAAGTATCGTCATCCTTCTCAATACCCAAATCATTAAGTCTATCAAAATAATAACGACGTTGTTCCCATGTCTGTCCACTTGTAGATCCTTTACACGGGTTTATACATTCATCATGATCTGCTTCATTGCAAACTAATCCTGCTAAATCATGAGGGCATCCTATTTTACCTGTAGACCAGTAGAACTGCCCACCTATCCATTTTGCACTACACTTTGGACAGATTTTTATACTCATTTAAAATCCTTTAGGTTTTTTCTTTGGTTTATCAATAACATGAATAACTGCACCTTTAATTGTTGGTGAATGACAATTATTCCACCACCATTCTTGTGCTTCTTCCCAAGATTCTACAACAAAAGTTTTAGTTGCAGAGACTATCTTATAATGATGTCTATCATAAGGTTCGTTACTTGTTTGAGAAAAGTAACGTGGATCGTTTTTTTCAATTAAGTCGGTCATTCAGATGCTCTCCATTCTTTTCTCATAGTTTGATAAGTTTCATCATATGCTGCTTTGTCTCTCATTTTTTTGAAAACGCTTGCAGAACGGGACTTTTCACAGTGTAATGCGGTTGGCGACTGTGGTGATACGGAACCATCTCTAGCGTACTTTTTCCCACTAGGATGATTTGCATACCTGCGGGAGCGAGTAAATCCCATTTCAAGAAACTTCCTTGCCATATCCATTCCAATAAAATCCTGTTGCTCCTTATAGTCACAAAACATGGAGTAGATTTTATTAGCAGATTTGCGAGCAATACTTTCATTTACAAATCTCCAATGAGAGCATATATCGTTAGTATAAGGGCGAACCAGTAACACTCCTTGTTCTCCCCTTCCAATGCGATAAAGTTTGCGGTTTTCCTCAACTGTAAAATCAAGGTTCTTGTAATCAAGTTCATAATCAAATTCCTTCATAATAATCTATCAAAGGCATCAGTTTCTATTTTGTTTGCTTTAAAAGCCTTACCTAAGTATTCTACTGCTTTATGTGGGTCACACTTCTCACCACAAGTAAAAATGTCACACTTTGCAACACCTTTTTCTGGCCAAGTATGAATACTTAAATGACTCTCTGCTAATAAAGCAAAACCAGTTACACACTGTGGTACAAACTTTTGAGTTTCTACTTTAATAACTTTTGAATGTGATACTTCTGCTGCATGAAACAAAC